GTTATTAGATGCAACGCTAATACCAGAGTAATTAGTACCATCAGTCCATTTACGAGCATCTAATGATGCTATACCGGTATAGTATGATTCTTGATACTGCGAAGGTATTACGGTTGGCGTGCCCGTAACAATGTCTCGTACAAAGACGCCATCGCCGGAAGTTGTTGTTGAGATATATACACGCGATGATGTTGTATATGTTGATGTATTTGCATTTGGGGTTGTTACAGACTGGTTATCACTAAAACTTTGAGATATTCTACCAATAAATGTTACGCCTTCGCCTGCTCCGCCGGCATCAAAATACCACGTCGGTGTTGATCTAAATGTAGGTCTAAATGTATGTGCAGTGGTTTGATATACAGTAGTCACTTCATCAAATAAAGGATTACCTTCGCCAGAACAAAACCCTTTGGCGAGTAAATAATTTACTGGTGCAATTCTTGGAAATGTAATTGAGGCGGCTGTTGCCGGCACATATGCATTAGTCCAATCCGATGTATCATCTGCCGCGCTGTCATTTAGATATGAGACTGTTGTCGTACTCCATGGCGTTGCATTTGGTGACGGTGATGTAACTAATGCGTTCAACTCATTGGACGCACTAATCACACCGACAATCGTACGAAGAATTTGAGATACATCTGTATTAGAATCGTAAGAATTAAATATAGTATTATCTAAATTAGATTGCCATGATAATGAATTTGGGTGGCCGACGTTATGATTTGCAAAATATGCAGATTCGCTTACTATAAATGCATACTTAGAATTTGCATTTGATGCCGGTAGTTGTTTTAGTGCATTATCCGTTGGCGATGTCTTTAAAGACGATCCGGATACTACTAATGTCTCATCCGCTGCATAATAGTCGCCGCCGTCTTTACTTACAAATATTCCTCCGCCGCCGCCGGCGCCTGATGATGTTATAAAAAGTCGTTTACTATTTTCATCATAAATAACTACTTTTGCAGTGCCACTGCTATCCTCAGTTAACTCAGCATATAATGAACCGGTTACCGATAATTTGCCCGATACACTTAAATCCGCTAATTCGGCATTTGATCCTGAAACAATTATTTTACGCCATGTAGTTGCCATATGGGTTCCTCTCTATCAGTTTTATTTCTTATAAATATGTTAACTCGTTTGTTTACTTACATAATACTCATCATCGGTGTTGTTATAATATAAACCACCGTCTACCGGTAATGGAACGGAATTAAATTTTCCAAGTTGTAGTACACCCTCGCCATTAACACGTAATGCTGCAAAACTCTCTGATCTAATTAAAAAGAAATCATTCGTTGTACGAGAACCGGAGTTTATAAATACACCCTTTGCATACACATAGTCACTTGAACTTATTGCCTGGCTAGCTGTTATAGAGCCGGATGCATATAAATCGGCTAACTCAACAGATCCAGATGCAGAAAACGTTCCTGTCTCACCTTGAGGTCCGACTGGACCTACTGGTCCTTGAGGTCCGAATGTAGTAACTTCGACTACATTAGTAGTCTGTTGAGTAACAATTATCGTCTCGCCATCACTAGTAGCAATGTTAATACTCGGGGACGATTCATTTATTGTAACTTGGGATTCATCTGGGTTTACATATACATTCTGAGACATTAGCTACTTGTGGTTACTTCTTTTGAAAGTTTTACTCTACCCTCTAATAATCGTGTTACATAAGGATATGTACTACCTGAAACTAATTCTATATCATAATAACCCTCGGAAAATGTTAATTGAGATGATGAATAAGCAGAAATAAACACGCCAATGGAACCACTTGAGGGCGGATTCGTACCGGACGAGCCGCTCATATTTAATCCAGTACCGTCATTGGCTAATGTACTAGATAATGATATATATGTTTGGTTGCCGCCTTTAGCATTTTTAATCTGCATTCTAGCTGTGTATTTTGTTAAATCGACAACATCGCCATTAGAATCTTTATACGTTAGTTCAAAATCTACCGTAGCGCCTTGTTCAATAGTAAAATTATACCAGCCTGCAGCCATCTCTTTTCCTTTTTAATAAATATGACGTTTAGTTATATCCATTAAGTAAATCTAACAATTCGTCTATTGCTTCATGGCGGTGATTATCTTTAAGAACTATTTTCGATACATAATCAGAATCTTTAATTTTTGCTAAATCATGTACGGCTGAGTAATTTTTATCACGCAAATCTATTTGTTGCGAATCGCCCGTAAATATCATTTTCGAGTCTTTTCCGATTCGTCCAATTGCCATGGCTAATTGTGATTTAGTTAAATTTTGAAATTCGTCGACTATTACAACAGCATTGTCAAATGTTCTACCTCTAAAATGAGCTAATGACACTAATTCAATCGCTTCTGATTGCTCTAATTTTTCTAGAATATCTGGCTTATTATAAACCTTTCTCATATTAGAACGAATTGGTACTAACCATGGTTCCATTTTTTCTCGTTCTGATCCGGGTAAGAATCCGTTATCTTCGGTAGATACTGTAGGCCTTGTTATTATAATTTTATTACACTGACGTTTAAAGTACATGTCCAATGCTACTTGAACAGCTAATAATGTTTTTCCCGAACCTGCCTTGCCTAATATAAAATTATATGGACATTCTAAAATTTCTGCTTTAGCAGCTTTCTGCTCTTCTGATAATACTATAGAAAACCTAACTGGACCTTTTGGCGGGGCTTTCTCGATATTTTGCTTTGCCATGTAACTCCTATTTTATATAAATATGTAAAAAAGGGAGACCGAAGCCTCCCTTTCCTAGTTATATTCTAATTCTATAAATTAGACTACGTTCAAGTGACCGACGTAGACCTTACCATAGAATTCAGGACGTACCATCTTCTTGGCATAACGAGTCATCACACCCTTTCTTGGAGTGAAGTTAGATGGATCGTATACCAATGGCGTCATGATAAGCGGAATGTATGGAGCATAAACAGCACCAGTTTCGAGGAACTGTGATCCTCTGTAACCCATTAAGATTGTATTTTCAGTCATATATGGGTTCTTGTAAACTTGGAATCTGCTGTTGATAGCACCTACTTTCTGCACGCCCATTGCAAATTGCGTCTTATTACCGTCGGTATCAGCAGCATATCCAGGAATAGATTCGAGGATAGTTGCAACAGCCGGAGAACATACTAAGAAGTTTGCTCCGCCTCTCAACGTCAATTGGTGAATCTTATTGCTTACCTTTTGGATCTTAGTTCCTAAAGTTTGGAACCAAGTACCTTGGTTGTAAGCTTGAGCAGTTGCATTACCTTGAGTAAAGGTGTTGGTAGTAGTATCAAACTCATATCCAACTTTTGCAGACCAACGCTCAGTTGTTTGAGCATTCTGAATCAACATGTCTAAAAGTTCCAAGTCAATTTCTTGAGAAACGTACTCAGACAACATGCTAGTCAACTCAGCCTCAGCGTCAATGCTGTGGTAAGCGTTCAAGTCTTGAGCAAACTCAGGAGACCAAACAGCTTTCAACTTACGAGTCTTAGCAACAATTGCCTCACTTCTCATTTCCAAATTGATTTCTGGAATATCGAGGATCGTTGAATCAGTTAAGTTACCGCCAGTTGTATCTTCAAAATCGCCTCTAGAATTGTCTGCAGGCTGCTTGTGATAAGCAACGACAACTGCATCCGCACCTGTTACAACAGGAGTTGAAGCAGTTTGAGCTAAGAAGTAGATGTGCGTTGAATCTTGACGAGTAAATTCAGGAACGATATTAGTAATACCAGAACCTGACAAGTTAAATGCTCTAATACCATTAGTATCTGGAGCAGTTAAATCTGCCTTGGTAACACGAACAACTTGGTATGCTCTAGTATTAGCAGCTGCACTAGCAGAAAACTCTGCATTAAAGTTAGTGAACTTGTCTAATTGCAATCCAGTCAATGCAGCACCGCCTTCAGTAAAGGTAGCAGTAAATGGATCATATGAACCAGTGCTTACTGCAACAATTTCAGTAGCATCATTGATTGTATATCCAAATCGACCTGCACCATATAAACCTTCAGAAGGAGCAGCTCCTCCAGCAGCAGATGTACCTAAGTCACCTGCATCGGTAATACCAAATACAGAATCGGCTTGAGATGTTCTACCTTGGCTAGTTAAGAAGTCATTACCTGTTGAGCCATTGAAACCGTTAGTTCCTTGAGCAGTACCATACTTGAAGTCCAAGTAGAATACGAGTCCGGAAGGAAGGTTCATAGGTTGAACTGATACGAAATCTTTTGCAGCAATTTCAGCAAAAATTCTACGTACTAATGGAAGAGCAACACCCGCCCATTGTTCATCGCTTGCACCAGTACCAGTATTGTTAACTTCTGATACGAGTTGCTTGGCCTGGTTTTCTAAAAGGACGGCCATTCCTTTTCTGTCTACCTCAGAAGCAATACCTTCCAAAAGACCGGTCTTTTCCCACTTCTTTTCTAATTGAAGTGAAGCCGCATTTTGGTTAGCCATTGCATCGGTAGGTAATAATGAGCTTACGTTCATTTTAATAATCTCCGTGATTAAATGTTAGCTAATTTTTTCCAGCGAGCAGCTAAATCATTACCTTCATTGATCACCTGCTTAGATGGTCTTGTAGAAGGCGTTGGCTTAGATGCATAGCTTTCTTTAATTTGTCTTTTAGCTTTAGTCGTAATAAACGATTCAGCTAATGTGCTGTAAACTAACTTTACTTCACGCAACGTACGTGCGCGATCGAAATTTTCAATAACTTTAACCTTTTGGTTTTCGTTCAATGAATAATTTCTAAACAACTTGTTAGAGAACAACAACTTTGCATTAAGAAGATTTACTTCGTTAATTTTAGACTTTAAGAATTTGATGACTTGATAAGCTTCTTCCAATTCTTCGGCCTTATCTTCAGCTTCCGCTACTGGCTCCTCTTCCTCTCCGTCCTCTTCACGCAATGCTTTGATAATTTCGTCGATTGAAACTTCTTCATCATCACCTTCGGATACAGTCTCTTCTTCTTCACCTTCGCCTTCAGAAACAGGCTCATCGTCTTCACCCTCGCCTTCGGCAACAGGTTCTTCGTCAGCTTCCATTTCTCCTTCAAGCTCTCTGATGATTTCTTCTAAGTCCATATCATCTTCTTCCTCGAGGTCCATATCTTCCTCTTCTTCCATAGTGTCTTCATACTCGCCTTCATCCATAGGTATATCCTCTTCTTCCTCAACCGGAGCTTCGGGAGCAGGTTCAGCGACTGGCTCTGCAGCTGGCTCAGCAACTACATCGTCGTCTTCTTCTTCTAACTCTTCTTCTTCGGCTAATTTAGCAGATAACATGCTTTGGAGTCTGGGAGTGAAGGCCTCTTCTAATGCAATTTTTGCATTTGCCATTGCAGTTTCACGCACAGCTTTTGCGTCGGCAATGGCCTCCTTTAAAAGGTCATTCATTTTTGTCTCCTAATATTTGATTGGGGAACTGAGATTATTTTTAATCTCAATATTAAAGTAATTAATATTTCAGGGACTACGTTTTCATACGTAGTATCAATTGTCAATTATAATTATACACAATGCAAGAAAACCACTCATTTATATAGTAAAAAAGACGCCCGAAGGCGCCTTTCTTATTTTTATCGTAATATGATTATTTACGTTTACGACTTACTTTTGCTTTAACCTCATCAACTTTTTCTTTGACATTTTCTACAACATCTTCGACGGCTTCAACAGTCTTTTTATCGATCACAGACCATACACCACCAACTAATGTCATAATTGCACCGAATAATTCAGTGTACAATGATTCGTCGATAACTCCTTGAGTTATTAACACACCACCTAAGAATGTCAAGGTGTGTCTAAGAATGCCCATTACTTTTGCTTGGTTCATATCTATTTCTCCTTTAATTTTGTTCTGATTGAATTTTTGCTATATATCTAGCTTTCTTTTTAGCAATACGTCTAGTCACTGATGGCTTTTCGTATTGCATTCTATTTTTTAATGCCGTTATTATGCCGGCATCTTTAACTTGCTTTTTCCAGTCTCGCAGTGCACGTTCAATATTTGATTTGCGATCTTTTCCGGAAGTTAACCGGACGCCGATGCCGGCGCCAGGTAAAATAGCTTGATGCTTCTTGTACTGTTTTGAATTCATTTATAACTAGTTTAGTTTATACTATAAATATAATAACGTTTTTTCAAAGTACAAAAAAAATGTTTATTATTTAATGCGGTTTGATTTTGTAGCCGTCATATGATCATGAAAGCCAGGACCTTGATCATTTACACCTGCTGTATATTGGTCTTCTTGTAATGCATCGCCAGCCTCGCCATCATCTACACCGGCAGTATACTGATCTTCACTAATTGCACTATTCATGTCATAATAACGATTTAAAATTGAACCCATATCTTCATATGCAGATTCTAATCGCTGCTGTAAGCCTGACATTTCTTTTGCAGTCTTTTCAAAGACTTTATATGCCTCATTCATCTGCTTCATATGTCGTGACACCGTTACATTATCAAACCAATGTTCTGACTCATCTAATGTTAATTTTTCAGCTTGCTCAACGATGCCGCCTAATGTCTTAGACAATTCAACTAATGTATTTTCTCTATACACTTGTTTGCCAAGATCTTGATAGTTTGAAACTGTTTCTAGAAACGACTTACGTTCGTTTTTAGACATTTTTTGGTCTTCTTCTTCGCCCAAATACTTTTCATTAAGAATATGTTTTAAAAGTTGTGATTCCCACTTGCTCATAACGATCCTTTTATTCCTTTAATCGGCCGCTCTATTCGTTTTAAATTTTTTAATGCGGCTGATAAATAACGGCTTAATACTGCTTTAGCTGTACGGTATTCTATACTACCGGTTGTTTCTTCGGCATCGGTCAATGCATTCATTAATTCATCATCGATAGCTTCTAACTCTTGAACAATATTGGATATACGGTTAAGTATGTCTTCTTTATCAATGATACCAGTTGGCTCAGCGGCTGGATCAGTTGATGGATTCATTGGAATGTCATCCACTTCAGTTAGACGGCGATGTTGTTTAACTAAACCAATTAGCTTAATCATTAGACCGCATCCTCATATCTGTTAGGCTGCTTACCATACTGTACAGGTCCGTATTTACTAGCGACACCAACATTACCAGCACCTGTTTCGAATGCAAGTAAATCTACCAATTCACCCGTTCCACGTTTTCCGATTGGATTCGTTGGCCCGTACTTAGATGTTTTATCTACTAATGCCATTATAAATTCCTTTTTAATAAATATGAAGCATTTATCGTTTACCACCGTGATATTCTACAGCATGGCCCTCTTCAATCAATTGTTTATTTACGTTAATTAATGTCAATGACGAAGGACCGTCAATCGGCGATAATGAGGTGACAAAGACAGAAGCTAACGCCCTTCCAAATTTACCTATACCAGATACCTTCAGCACACACTTGTTATTGTTTAAATTAAGTATTTCTTCTAAACGAGCCGCGGCAGCTTTTCCTCTAGCCTTTTCTTCTAAATCACGTGTTCTAGATTCCGGTGTATTAATTCCTTCCATCCTTACGCGTATTTTTTTCCATGTACGAAAGCCTAAATCTATCGTACAATCAATAGTATCACCGTCGATGACTCTATCAACTATTGCATTATATTCATACATCACTTTTCCTTATCTGTAGCATACTTGACTCCCATAATAGTACCTACAATACTAAATGAATTTGTCAAAAGTATACCAAATAAATTAGACCATGTCGATTCTATGATTTTAGAATCAAAACCTTGCGACATTACATAAACATATAATGCCGTTGTTAATAACCCAACGCCAATAATAACATATAATGCACTACGTACAATCGTTCCTATTAACTCAAACTGTGTACGTTTTTGCAAAATATCTAAATCATTTACTGCTTGGTCTCGCAATTGTTCTGCTTGACGTCGTAACTCATTCGCTTCTTCTTCAGATCGTTTTGTCTCGTCTAATGCCGATTGCAGTTCAGTCATTAAATTTGAATTCTTCTTTGCAGCTGCTTCAAGCTCTTTATTTTGTTGCTGCACTTCTTTTGCAACTTCCATTCGTTTTCTACGAGCTGCAACATCTTTTTCTTTACATAATGTAAGGTAGTCTTCGAACTCTGTATCACCTTTTGGTGCTTTTAAAATTTTTAAGAAACTTCCTTCTACGTAGATTTTTTTCTTTTTAGCAACCTCGAGTAGAACATTCCTAGTATGTTCTGTTATTTCAATCATTATCTATATACTTTAAATGGAGCTGTTTTATTAACATATCCATTATAATCTTCCATAAACGACTCTAACCTAGGTTCTATATCATCGGACTTAATAATCCAAAATTGAGCTCCTACTGCTTTTGCTTTGGCAATTTCTTCTTCGTCTTCAGATGATGAAATAATACCAATTACACAACCATTACCATAGTCAGTATTTATTTTTCTAATAGTTTCGATTCCGTCCATAGAAGAACCAATAATATTTAAGTCTACAAACACACATTCGGGTCGTTCGTGATTCGGATCGTCCGGAAACCATTCTTTGAATTTTTTATCTGCTTCATCCGAGCTATCTAATGCTTCTATCGACAATGCCATATCTAACAATGAACATGCATCCTCAAAGACAAGATGAAATAAATTTTCATCATCTATTAACATTAATGTATTAATCATATTTTTACCGTTATCTTAGTTCCAACATCTAATTTATTTGAAATAATTTCAAAACCATGCTCCTTTAAGATTTCAATACATATGTTTAACCCTAAACCCGTACCTTCTTCTTTCTGGCCTTCTTTTCTCTGATATGGCTTAGACAGTACCTCAAACTCTTCTTGAGACATGCCGCGGCCATTATCTTCTATACATAAATATTGTTGACCTTGTTTAAACTCTGAATATATTTTTACGTACTTTGTTTTAGAATCATTATACTTTAACCCATTTCGTATTAGATTATCTAATGCCGTACAAAACAAAGCTTCATTGACATGCAAATCTTTAGGCAGATTATCATCTAATATTACTTGATTCTTATACGCCGTTAAACGTAAATAGTCTTCTAATATAAATTTTATATCACATGCTTGTTTAGACATTTGGGCGTTATGCTTAACTAGATTAGTAAACTCATACACGCCAGCGTATACTTTTTGAGCATGATGTAATCCATCTTGAATTAATTGTAATGGTGCTTGTATACGTAACTTTTTAATTTGTTCATCATTCAATCTACGTTTTAATGATTTAATGCCCCGGGGTAAATACGTATTAATACCAGAATGCATATCATGTCTAATAATCTTTGCGGCATGTTCTAAATAAACATCTTTTTGTTTAATAGCTTCTAATGTATTAACTAGTTCAGTTACATCTTGCCGGACAGATGTAAACCCTCTAAGCTTATCCTTTTCATCGAAATGAGCTATGATCCAAGAATTAACGATATAATGTTTGCCATGTTTATCGACGTTAGTAACAAACTTATTCCAGATTTGTTTATCTCGCAAGACAGTTTTGTACATATCTACCCAAAACTGTTTATCTTGTACACCTGAGTTTAATAGAACGTGATCTTGTCCTATTAACTCTTCACGTGAATACTTTGATATTTCAACAAATTTATCATTTACATATGTAATTTTGCCTCGCGCATCTGCTTTAGATACTAAACAAGATTCATTTAATAATGATTCTAAATCAGCTTTAACGGCTACTTCTTTTTTAGCTTTTGAAAGAAATTCAGAAACGACGGTAAAAAAAGGTGGCATAAATAAAATAACTGACAAATATTCATACCAATTTGTAAATTCTGAATAATCAAACACTTCCATCAATAATAATGTCTTAACTACAAAGAAGCTAAGCATTATTAGCGTAGCGCACACTAAACAAATTTTAGAGCGTAATGATATGTTTAAAAAATTTAATGACATTAAAGTTTGCTCTTCTGCAGGCCTATTTTTTCAAATAACCATTTAGAAGGGCAAAACTTAGTCCATACTCCAACTTGAAGCATTGTTATTACAAATAATACTATCCACCAATTTTTTAAACTAAAGCCAATTAATAACACAATTGACATGAGCAAATATACTGCTCTAACCGAAGTCCAATTTTTCATTTTCTAATACCTTTATGATTGTCAATTTTATCTAAGATTTGATTTAACAAATCCATTTTAATAAAACCAGCCATTGAGGCATTTTTAAGAGCGCTTATAATTTGAAATAGTAAAAATGGAATTATAATAGTTTCTGATAACCATCCGGCACCTACAAATCCTTGTTCTACCGCTAGAATAGCTCCTAAGATAATCCACCATACTGCTAATGTTCGAAGTACACTAAGGGCTTTAAAAGTTTTAAATCCTTCTCTTTTTGTACCAGCAATAATTCCAAAAAAGCCATCTAATAAAACGACACATGCTATACCTAAAAACTGTTCAACATTATCTAATGTCAAGTTTAAAAAATATGAACATAAAAAACTTAATGTCGATGTAAGGCCTATTATAATAGTTGTAGATTTAGTCATCACATATAAGAGTTAAAAGTAAAAAATGCTACCTTTAATCTAATCCAAAATCTTTTATACCATGGTAGTACTTTAAATTCTGGTAAATCAAAAAGATCTTCCGGTAGTAGGTTCATAGATTTTTCTCGTTTTTCTGTTATCTAATAATAACGAATCCATTATTTCGATTTGACTCTGTAACTCTTGTATATAATTTAATAATTGTTTATTTTCATTTTTTAATTGGAATATTGTAGGTGTACATTCTGTAGTACATATATGTTGCCTATGTTGCAATTCTTCACGTAAATTTACTATACTCGCATGTTGCGTTTTTTGTATAGAACCTAATTGATTTATTAAACTATCACGAAAACTTATTGAAGACCGCAATGAATCTATTATAGCCTCTTCGCTAGTCACAGTAGTACGTAATCTAATTATAGTATTTTGTGTACGGCGTTCTTCTTCCATCTGTTTAGCCATTACCTCGTCTGCCATAGCTAATGTAGCATCTATACTAGACAATCCTTCCCATTGGTTTTTAGTTTGGATCGAATCAACTATCTCTGGCTCCGTGCTGAAATATTGAGGCGATTCGAGTTGCTCACTACATCCTATTAATATAAGTGCACTAGCTATTATTAATTGTCTTGTCCTAAACATTTGAGTAACTTATCATTTATTTGGTCTAACTTATCCTCATAACGGACTACTGTTTCTTCTAATGACTCAATTCGCTCTTTATGGTCATTAATGCGCTGCGTACATGTTCGGTCTAAGTTAGTTAACTGTGCTTCATGTACTTTAATCATATCGACATACAAATACCCTATAACGCCTAAAGCAACAAATGCAATTGCCGAGACAGGATTTTTTGTAAATTGATCAAACGATATTGGTAATTTCATCAAAACTCTCTAATGATATCAGTAATTATACGATCAACTGTTCCATACATATTGTTCGTAACTTTATTTACTGATTCATTAACCGGCGACAAAAATGCGCCATGAGTAGATGGATTTGATACAAAATCAAAAGCAATTAATTCAAAGTCAGGTTGCACTTCTAATGTATTTTCGCCCTCTTTCATTACTTCTTTAACAGACCCCATACCGCGAGATGAAATGCCTAAACGAATACCAGACTTAAATAACTCTTTAAGAATATTTCCTGAAGGCGTCGATAATACCTCAACCTTTCCTACAAGGTCATTTCCTGCCCACGCCATTTCTAAAACATTATGAGAAACATTATTAAGATTAACAACGGATGAATCGGGATGATCTAATTCTCCTAATGCACGCTTTTCTGCAATAAATGAGTCAGAATATTTTTTTGCTTCACGTACTAATGTTTCTCTAGGATAAATACGTCCATTCTGATTCTTAGCCTCAGCCCGTTGCAATACGCCAGATACAATTAAACGGCCATTGTTTTGAGTCATTGACTCATTTATTTGCTGAGGTGATACTTCAAATAATGTATAATCGACTAATAATGTTTTAGACATTGTTTATTCCTTATTTTCTGGGCAATGTTGAATAAGGCGCAACCGCTCCATCAAATACCTGCATACCTTGCGCATAATAATATGTATCTAAACCATTAACGGGCGTTGCTACAGATGCAGTATCTGATAAGTTAGTTGCATTAGTGCCGGCTGTTAATGATATATCCGGAACACCTGCATTATATTCTCTTGTAATAGTTAATACATTATCTGTTACCGAACCTGATATTATATCTGATGGCGCAAATGTATTTGTAAAGCCAGCTACGACTGCGGATGCACCTTGATTATTTATTGCATCTCTAAACGATTCTAATATTGAACCCGTAACAATACCACTCACGCCATCAACAGATGCGGTAATGACGCATGCTGCGCCGCCGGTATTTGAAAATGTTTCTGCAGACCCTGTCGTTATAAAACATCTAATTTGTTTAACACTATCAGCATGATCTAATGAATAATCTACAGTGTTATTATATGCATATACATCAAAGAATGTCCCATGGATTGCATCTTCAAATCCGTCTGTCAATCCATCTGCTAACGTAAACGTAGACGTTTCTTTAGAATATCCTGTAATAAATTGAGTAGAACTGCCATCACTATTAATTGAGTTATTAACGGATTGACCAGGTTCCATTGTTTCATTTATTTGATTTGGATAATTCCATTGCATATAATTTACTTCACGCATATACTGTTGACGCACATATTCTATACCTTTCGATTCAATTAAAGATTGAATTTCGGGGCGACGCGAATAGTCTGTCCACGTCTGATAATATCTCATTACTTTGTTCATTTTGACAATTCTCTTAATCTATTTGATATACGCGTCATGCGTTCATTTATTTTTGCAAATCGGCTACCGGTAGTTTTCCAAAAGTGAGATGAATCAACGCCCATTTCTTGCTTCAACCGTAAGTTGTTATTAACAATTTTTTCCATTTCTGCTAACATACGGTTTACTTCGGCAATGCCTCTATTTACTTTTTGTTGCGGCGTTGATTTAGGATCTTTTTTAAAGTCCGAATATGTTACTGCCTCATCAATTGATTTAATCCCATATACATCACGCATCATACGCTTATAAGCACTTTCCTGTACTTTTTTATAACCAACAACTTCAGCATTATCCTTTTCATCCTCTTTCTTACCAAATGCATATGGCGTTTTAATATCGCCAGGCACGGCCGCTGTCGTTGACATTTCTGTCATTTCATCGCGTAATAATCCTAATGGTCCTAAAACTGCACGAATTTCTTCATCATCATATTGACGTCTTAATTGATTTATTAACGCTCGAGCTTCGTTGTCTGATATCTTATCAGATACCATACGCATAAAATCGCTATGAAGCTGGTCGATATTATCTGCCTCGTTAACGTTTTTGGCTACATTGCCTAATTTGTTATGAAGATATGAATCGGTATCATCTACATCACCGTCATTATCAATATCTTTATCATCTAAAGAATCAAAATCTTGTGCTGCTTCTTTATCAGAAATTTTATCCAATGCTTCAAAGTATAAGTCTAATTGATCTATCAATTTCATTATTGCTGTCTCTTAAATAAATAAATTTTAGCGCCAGTCCCGCCAGTTATTTTTGCTACAGACAAATTGTAAATATCTTTAGCAGTTAAATCAGAAGCTAATGAACTTGTACCGCCAGCATAATGCAACGTAGCGCTGCCGTGAGTTACTACCATAACCGCGCCGTAACCGTAATTAGAACCAGTTAAATCAACTTGTCCAGATGTATATGCCAATGGCGAATGATATTCGCCCGGAAATCCTTGAGTCTCAAACTGATTGATTTGAGATCCGCTAGGTGCTAAATAAACTTGTCCACGTGCCATTAGTTAGACTCCTTAGCTTTTTTTAATTCTTCAACTAATTCGTAATAACGTAACATGGTAACAATATCTTTATCTTGAATTACATGCTTCTGACGAAGCTGGCTTAACAATGATGAAACTTCATTTAATTTAATACGCGTTACCTTACTAACAACTTGACGCTTTAGCGATTGAATTTCAGATTCAATTTTAGTTGTTTCTGTAATTACATATGCTTTGAGTTTTGAAGAATTAGTAACGTTATTAATATACTCTCTTAACATTCTTTTTTGTGGTGCACTTAATGTAGAATATTTTTCATTAAACTTATCTACAACCATTTTAGATGCTAAGATTCGTATATCTTTGTCTTCAGATACTAATGATACCTTTTCTTCTGCTTTTGTCTGAGTCTGTATATGTTCTACTAATGACGATCTGTTATCGACATAGCTACGAGGGTCATCAGACTCTGTAAATTCAAACAATTTATAAATCGCAGCATGCTGTTTATAAGATGTTATACGAGCATTAAAGAATTCTGTTGTATCTAATACGGCATTAATTTCTTTAACTAAATTATATTTTTCTCTACGTAGTTGAGATTCGTTCAACTGCCGTCTGGATTTCAGTACTGCATCAAGAAAAAGCTCCGCCTTCCGCTCATTAATAAATTTTTCTTCGTGTAAAGACCTGTACAGTTTTAATTCTTTCGAAAGTTCTGCATTTTTAGAAAAATGACGTTTTAATATATGTAACGCTTTTGAGTCTCTATTATGCATCGTATCCGATGCAACTTGGCGGACGAGAAGTTCAAAGATTAGTCCTGTATTCTTATACTTGGAATGTTTCATTCGTTTCATGAAGTAATCGCCCTGTTATGATCATACTTTTTTATAAATATGGCGTTAATACTAAATACCTTCACGTCATTCCTCTATCAACTGCGTTTCGTCTAAAATAGTACCAGAATCCGATTTATTATCTTTATTATTTAATGATTCATGAAGCATATCAGGTGTCTTAAATGCTAATTTTAATGAGCCTAATAATGCTTCTACATTTTTACTTTCTATACTTAATGGAGATGAGTTGCGATAATTATGTTGCAAAGGTGACTTGTCCGTAT